AGACTTTGACTGATACTCATTGGAAGAGTACTCCCGGTGCTGGTAAGATAGACCCTGATAAGTACGCAGGGTTTGTCTACACCATCACCCATAAGGAGACAGGACGTAAGTACATTGGCAAGAAAGTTTACTGGTCTAAGCGCACTGAGAAGATCAAAGGGTCAACCAGACGTAGACATAAACGGACAGCCAGTGATTGGAAGAAGTACACAGGCAGTTGTAAACCACTGAACAAAGAGATCAAGGAGCAGGGCATGGACATGTATGACTTCAAGATTGTTTTCCAAGGTGAGACAAGGACAGCAATCAACTATCAAGAAGCCAAGAGACAGTTCATGACTGATTGTATATACAGTGAGGATTACTACAATGACTACATACACACAGCTAGGTTTTATGGGAGTAGAAAATGGCTGATCACCTAGTAATCTTTGACACACAGATCAAACCGGGCAGTAACACCAAACATCTAGGTGCCATTGGTAACTACATTGTGACACATAGACCAGACAAGATCATCATGATTGGAGATCACTGGGACATGCACTCACTGAGTAGTTACGATAAGGGTACCCTGAAGGGTGAGGCAACACGGTATCAGGATGACATCAAGGCTGGCATCAGTGCACTGCGTCTACTGTTCAAGCCACTACGTCAACTACAAGACAAACAGAAGGCAAGTCGTAAGAAGGTATATAAACCTATGCGTCACTTCTGTCTTGGTAACCATGAAGAACGTATTGCCCGGTATGTCAACTACAACCCAACACTCAAAGGAAAGGTAGGTTATGATGACCTTAAGCTTGAACGATTTGGTTTCACTGTTCATGATTACCTCACCCCTGTCATCCTTGATGGTATCGAGTATGTTCACTATGTACAGGGACGTAACAGCCCAAGGGCCAAGGCATCCAGTAAGGTGAGCATGGAGCAGACCAAGATGTCTGTCACCCAAGGTCATCGCCCCTGCCTTGACATACACACTGACTGGAGTGATGAGAAAGGAATGATGTGGTCAATCACCTGTGGTAGTAGCTACTTGGATGATGAGGACTACAAGGGTGCACAGGGTAATCAACACTGGCGTGGCATCCTGCACAAACGTAACGTACAGGGAGGTGACTATGACCCTACCTTCCTGCGATTGAGTACACTGATGGAGGAGTATAGTGACTGAGGATATCTTACGGAGGATCAAGGAACTCTATGATGTCACTGACCTGTGTGATATACTTGACATTGACAGTGATATCTTTGTTGACAAGTTCGCCAACATGATCTATGATAACTTAGATAGGTTCGATGTGTTGACTGAAATGGATTGGGTAGGACAAGATGAAGGAGAAGAACCCCAAGAGTATACGTAAAGACAGACGTAAACATTCATTGGCTAAGGACTTACACAGTGCTAAGTACAGGCAACGTGTAGTCCCAAGCCACAAACTTTACAAGAGGTGGAGAAAGCAAGATGTCAATTATGAAAGTACTTAAGGTTACTTGGTTAGACCATGCAACAACATACGGATGGGTAGACGAAGACTTAGGACCAGTGAAGGTAACAAGCATAGGTCACCTCGTCAGAGAAACTAAGAAGGTGTTGGTACTCACTACCTCCTTAACAGAAGGCGGTAGAGTCCTTGACCCTATTTGTATCTTGAAGAGCTGTGTACAAAAAAGGAAGACACTATGACAGAACAACAAGTAACATTGATTGACCACATGGGCAGTGACCTGACTGTTGTCAATGCAGCAAGGGTGAGCATGGATAAGGAGAGTGATTGGGAAGTTATCGGTTATGATGAGGAAGTAGATGTTGAAAATCGTACAGTGTACTCCACTGCTATTACTCAACTCTCCCAAGCAGACACAAAGCTTATCTCCTACCTAGCAACACACAATCACTGGACTCCATTCGGACATCCACAGACTACCTTCAGAATCAAGGCACCCATCTTTGTTGCACGTCAACTAGGTAAACATCAAGTAGGCATGGTGTGGAATGAAGTGAGCCGTAGGTATGTCGACAGTGAGCCTGAGTTCTATGAGCCTGATGTGTGGCGTAAGAGGGCAGAGAATGTGAAGCAGGGGAGTTCTCCTGATACTTTAGATATTGACACAGATATCATTAATGGAGCAGAGAGTTGTAACTATACTGATTACACTCTTGTTCTCAAGAAACTTTATGAAGAATTATTGAACGAAGGCGTATGTCCAGAGCAAGCACGTATGGTACTGCCTCAGTCCATGATGACAGAGTGGTACTGGACAGGTTCATTGGCTGCATGGGCAAGGGTTTGTAAGCTTAGGTTGGACTCACATTCACAGCGTGAGACGCAGGAAATAGCACAATTAATCACCGCAGAAATGAGTAAACTTTATCCAGTATCATGGGAGGAATTAAGTAATGTTTGAATTTAAGTATACCCTAAATGAAGATGAAGCAAGGGAGATTGTTGTGGAGAGCCTGAAGGACTGTTCCTTCTCAGAGGTATACCTTGATGGTAAGGAAGACAAGAAAAGACGGAAGAAAGCACGTTGGCTCCTGAAGAACTGGTACATGAGTAGCGTAGAATGGGATGATTTCAAACAACTTACCAAAGGATTCTGATGATGTATGAGGATGAAGTAATGACAATGCGACTCACCTTTGATCCAATTGCAGAGAGAGCCAAGGCCCTCAGTGAGTTAATCAATTCTGTTCCCAGTGAGGACGATGAAGCCTTGGTGCGTAGGGCAATGACGTACTTAGTGGACAGCATGGCACCACCTGAACCACAGGGGCAGGACAATGTCGAACCATTTAAACCAGTTGCACACTAAAACCCCATGTAAAGGATGTAAAGTAATGAAGCAGCAATCAAGAGAAGTCAAGGTAGGTAAGTTCATTGATGCCATGCAACAGAGGAGTGATGACCTACGTGGCACACTGCTCCTTGTCAGTGAGCTACTGCGTGAGGAACATGAGGAAGTACAACGTGAGCTTGGTGCCATGCAGATGGACCTTATCCGTGGTGTACACCCTGAACTGGAGCAGTGGCTACGTGCACTTGAAGAGTTGGTTGACCTACAGTATGTACTGAGTGGTGCAGTTGAACAACTGGGGTACACTGATGTATTCGAGGAGGCATTCAATCGTAAGCACCTTGCCAACCTGAGTAAGTTGGGTGATGATGGCTTGCCAGTCAAGAATGAGTACGGTAAAGTAATCAAAGGGCCTAACTACATCCCTGCTGACATGAGTGATTTGATCTAGGGAGATAGATATGACTGATTTAATCAGATTAGAGAACCATAATGTAGGTATAACTGTGGAATACTTTAAACAACATGAAGTAGGAACGTATAAGATTGAAGGTGATGGTGAGGTTATCCTATATGGTACTCAAGAGCTTCTTGCCTTAATTAAATTATTGAATGACATGTACAACATAAGGACAACAGAATGAATGAGGTAAAACATTATGGACCTAAATTGGCTGCTTCACAGCAACTTCAAAAGGAAAAGCACAGAGGCCCTAACGAGAGCTTCTATGAATCTAAGTGTCGCGTTGCTGGTGTTCTATGTGACGATGAGGGTCACCGCCAAGCAATTAAAGAGATACTTCTTGACCAACGGTTCCTTGAAGCTGGACGAATACAGGCGACTGTTGGTCTTGAGAAGGACACAACTCCATACAATTGTTTCGTCAGTGGTACCATCGAAGACAGCCTTGATGACATCATGGACAAAGCTAAAGAGTCTGCTATAACACAACAAAAAGGAGGAGGAATAGGCTATGACTTCAGTACTATTAGGCCCAGTGGTGATCGTATCGTTTCTCTTGGGTCAACTGCTTCCGGGCCTCTCAGCTTCATGGAGATTTTTGATGCTGTTTGTGGCACTATTGTCTCTGCTGGTCACCGTAGAGGGGCACAAATGGGGGTACTTAGAGTTGACCACCCAGACATTGAGTTGTTCATCAGAGCCAAGCAGAACGAAGGGTCACTGAAGAACTTCAACTTGTCCGTTGGTGTGACTGATGAGTTCATGACTGCTGTGTTGGATGACACTGACTTCAACCTAGTCTTCGAAGATCGTGTATACAAAACACTACGTGCCAAGGAACTATGGGATGAGATCATGCGTAGTACATGGGACTGGGCTGAACCGGGTGTGTTGTTCATTGACACGTTGAACAAGATGAATAACCTATGGTACTGTGAGGACATTGCAGCCACTAACCCGTGTGCTGAACAACCACTGCCACCCAATGGTGCTTGTCTCCTTGGTAGTTTCAACTTGACTAAGTATGTTGTAGGTGGTTATTGTGAGGCAGAGGGTGTTTACTATAACTTCAACTTTGAACAGTTCAAGCACGACATACCACACATTGTAAGGATGATTGATAATGTCATTGACTACGCCACATACCCACTTCCAGAGCAAGAACATGAGGCTAAGAGTAAACGTAGAATGGGACTGGGAGTCACTGGATTGGCGAATGCAGGAGAAGCTGTTGCAGGTGCTTACGGAACTAGAGAGTTCATCGACTTCACGGAACAGGTGCTCACTATCCTACGAGACACAGCTTATAGAACCTCAGTGAGTCTGGCTGTAGAGAAGGGTAGCTTCCCTATGTATCATGGAGACTACTGTAACAGTGAGTTCATCGGTGATTTACCAAAGGACATTCAAGAGGACATTCAGAAACATGGAATACGTAACAGTCACCTCCTCTCTATTGCTCCCTGTGGCACTATTTCTTTCTGTGCTGATAACATTAGTAGTGGAATTGAGCCTGTGTTTAGTCATACAGTCGATCGAATTGTTCAGACCCCTGAAGGTCCAACAACAGTACGAGTCAGTGACTACGGAAGTAGGGTCTTTGGTGTTGAGGGTGCCACTGCTGATGGCCTTTCAGTGGCTGCTCATCTGGGTGTACTTACAACCACTCAAGGGTACATTGATTCTGCTGTGAGTAAGACAGTAAACGTTGGTGATGGTGTTACCTTCAATGAGTTCAAGGATATCTACATGACTGCATGGCAAGGTGGAGCCAAGGGGTGCACTACATTCAGGGCATCAGGTAAACGCTTTGGTATTATGCACAAGGTAGTCGATGAACCTGTTGACAAAGAAGGTGCTGCGTGTTACTATGACCCTGATACTGGCAAGAAGGAATGTGAATGATGAGCTACAGTGAACAGATGATTGACTCAAGAGCAGCCCTAGAACAAATGTATGAGTATCATGATGGAGACAGACGAATGAAGAAGATTGAAGTACCAAGCGAGAACCCTTATCGTATTGACATGGAGAAAGTGATACAGGAGAGAATGGAGAAAGACTACTCAGCACTACGGAAGGACAACAACCCCGGTCATCAAAATATGGACAATTTCTTTAAGGGTAATGATCTAGTGAACAACCCAAGTCATTACAACACTGGTGAGGTTGAGTGTATTGATGGCATCAAGGCTGCGTTGTCTGAGGAGGAGTACCGTGGTTACCTACGTGGAGCAGCAATGAAGTACCTCTGGCGTTGCACCTACAAAGGTAAGATGAAGGAAGACTTAAGTAAGGCAGAGTGGTACATCAATAAACTTAAAGAAGGAGTAGTGGAATGAGTATCTGGACTGAAGTTGTTTTACCTATTGGAGCCGCCATTGTCTTAGGAGTCTTGTTTGTCTGGGGTATTATACATTTCACTGCCCCTGACCCCAAGGTGGAATACAAGATCAACAAGTGTGTGACATCCCTGCCTCCACAGTTCACACAGCCACTGGAGAGATGTACTGCTGCTGTTGCATTGGAGGGTGAACGATGAGTATGGACTTTAAAACTAGATACTACATTAACGAACAATACGGCAACAAAGCTTGGATAATCTTCTTAGTCAGACCATTCATTAGGTCAGCTATCTTTACCTTCACAGCCCTCACAGTGGCACAATGGATGGGAGTACTCTGATGATCAGTCTGACTGAAGATGAATGGGCACTGTGTGAGTACTATCAAGGCTATGTCAAGGACAAAAAGATACCTCCCAAGGAGATACAAGGGAGGTACATGGAGGTGATGACTAAGATTTATGTGTTAAGTGGCGATGTACGCAGTGATGGCAAAGATGGTGATGAAGACTAACATGCTATCCTCCCCTTAGTTTCTGAATACCTTTGATCACACTCTTCACACCAAAGCTGGCAGCAACGATGACACTGAGTAGGTACCAGTACTCATCAGGTATGTCTTGATCAACAACATTGAAGGCTTCCTTCATGCGGACAATCAACATTGGGACATCAAACAGGACACCAACGAACATGATGACGAATGGACTGGTGAATATCAACGTGAGATACTCATCCTTCCATGACTCTCCACTGTTCTTTGCCTGTAGGGTGTCCCATTCCTGCTCACCAGTGATGTGTTTCAGTTCTCTCTGGTGTTTGGCAGCACCAATCTCTTTACGCTCATCCATGTAGCTCTTACCAATGCCAAATAGGCCACTGATAATTGGTCCTAAAAATGGTATCATCTTATCCCCTCCATTCCCGTGGTCTTCCTGTGTCTATGTGTATGAAGTTCTGGTATCTACCAAAACCTGTGAAGCCTACATGCTTGGCACTCAGGATGAACAGGTCTACCTCACTTTTTGTCCACCCTGCAGTGCCAATGTCGAATGCATCTCCGTACATGTGTCTACTGTGCTTACTGCCACCAACAGCAAGGTTATGGATACTACATCTGTAGGCACTGTTGATACGCAGTGGTCTTGCAACCCTGTCACGTAGTGTTTGCAGTAGGTCCTTGGCCTCATCACTGCAACCATCAGTGCCACAGTGTCTGCAACCTAGTTCTTCCACTGTGAAGTTAGGCCATCTCCATACCTCTTGGTTGTTTTCAGTCATTCTGAGTCTCCTTGATCAAACAGACCATACTTCTCAATTAACTTACGTTGGAACTGTACATCCTCTACGTCATCAATCAACCTAAGCGCAGACTCTTTGGACAGGCCATCAAGTATCTGTTCCTTAAGTCCTTCAGCTTCAGGTTTGTCACTGTGTATTATATTCAATAGTTTAGGTTTCGTTGATGTGATTAAGTGGCCTCTGGTGTAGGCTCTAAGATCGTCACTGACTTCTTTCGGGATAGGTAAGGCTCCTAATTGTATATCAGACTTACGTACAGGTGTCCTATTTTTTAATTCTTCTACGTTCATCTCTGTCTTACCCGCAAGTCTTCGCTCTTCATTCGTCCTGTCCATCATCTCACTGATGTCAACAGACACTCTAGGTTTCTTGTGGAGTCCATTCCTGTAATCCTCAGCAAGTTGATCAGTCATGCCGGGACCGACCATGGTGTTGAACATACTGACAACTTCTTCTTGTATCAAGTCCATACGGGCAGTATCGTCTAACTCACCCATGTTTGTCCACTGGCTGTAGTAATGGAAGGACTCAGTCAACTTGTTTAAGTCCTCAAGGGTGTTGACATCAAGACCTACCCACTGTAGTGCCTCATCATATACGCCTGTGACTGTCCCTATGTAACCTTCTCCCCTCTTTCCCTCAAACTGCCCTGTCTCTGGGTTGACACGTATGGCTGTCAGGTCCATCCTCCAAGGACTGAGTCTATATATCTCCTCGATGGATGCTTTACGCATAGTCTCCGCCAAGAAAGCTCCGTAACCCCCTAGTTTCTCACCATATTTCTTCATCATCTCACCAACACCAGAGCGTACCCTTGGGTTATTGAAATACTGTGACATGGCTTTGTAACTATCTTTATTCAGGTCAGGGTCACGGCTGGCTTGTTCAAAAGACTTAAGGGATTGCCATAGTTTCTCTGTTGCTCCCTCCTTAGTCCAGTCGATGGGTTCCTTGGATGTAGCCACTGACTGTAGGAAGGTACTTGATACTTGGATTGCACTGGGTAATTCAACTTTAGTGAAAGGGATACCAACACCGGGAGGATCAGTGTATGTCTTGATTGTGGTACCTAGGAGGGTTTCAACACCAGAGGTAAGTTCTCCTTGTAACCTCTTACCTACATCTTGTCTTAGTTTAAGAGTCTCTGCGTTTATACCGAGTGATGTAAAAAACTGTTGAGCTATTTGTGGAGGGAGGGCATCTGTGAATGCGGACAATGTAGGCATCAGGTGGTGTACTTTATGTACATTACTTTCTTTCACCAACGTGTTGGCTTGTTTGAACAAGGTTATGTTACTCTCTACCTTGGCTGGATCGCCTGTTACTAGTTGATTCAAGTAACCTTCTTGTTCTTTATGTAGTTCTGCCAGTGCAGCCAAGTCCCCTTTATGTTGAAACCCCATCCGGTACTTAAGATTATCTGTGATGTACCCCTGAACCAAGTCGTTCAGACCTTTCTGAAGTACTGCTGTACGTTCAGCAGAAGGTTTGGTTGCAAGCTCGTTCAACATGGTTGTTGCTTTCTCCATGTTTACGAGGAGTGTATTGTTGCCTGTATCTCTAATCTTACTGAAGTTCTTTGCAAGGTTACGGGTGAACGGTTGGCCCTTCTCTGCTGGACTCATCCCATTCTCCATGCCTATCCTTCTTGTCTCTGCAGCAACAGCAGCAGCTTCTTTGATATCTTCTAACCTATTGAAGGACTCAGGTACCATGACTTCACCAGTCTTTCTATCCCTGACAATGGCACCAACAGAGTTCATCTCAGCGTACAATCTTTTCTCATTTAAATCTTCTCTCTTCGCCTGTCTCTCCGCCAATTTACTGACAGGGGTAAGACCCATAGACTCCTCCATTGCAACAATATCACTTGCAAAACCGGGATGTTTCTTCTCGACCTCAATCAACTTGGACTGTAGTTTATTCTGATACCTCTCATAGGTAGTCTTCCCTTGGTTCAGGGCTGCTGTTCCCTTTTTGTTTGCCTTGACAACCTCATCCCAAGCTGCTCTCTTGGCACCTTTAAGTTCAATTGCGATATCATCCAAGGTTCCTGCATTCTCTTGTTTAACAAAAGCACTCACGATGTTACCTAGGTTTGCAGTGAGGTCACCAAGTGAAGCGTTACGTGCCTTGGTTGGACGACCATCAACATGTAGTCGTGAAACAGATGTGACTTCAGTTGGTAAGTATTCTGTCATGCTTGCCATTATTCAGTAGCTCCTTCTTTGCCCATGATGCGTGTCACTCTGTGTAACCCATAGACTTCATAAATTTTTCTCATATACATCTCTAACTTAGGCCCTTTTGCAATCTTATTGAGTTCACCTTCAATGTTCTTCTGCAACATGGCGAAGTGATGTGGTTCCATCGTCTCTTTATAGAACTGTATGCTCTTCTGTGCTGACATCAAAGAGTCATCTTGGAACTGTTCATTGAAGATCATCTGAGAAATCTTCTTACCAGTCTCCTTGATACCTTTCTCCACCTGCACTGCATTCCAAGACACCTCAGCAGCCTCTTGGCTCTTACGTGGCATCATACCTTGAGCCATCATGAACTTATCAAAGTTACTCATGTCCCCAATGGAGATCAAGTCACCTTTCTTACTGATGTACATGTCAAACAGGTGGGCATTGTAAGCCTTCATGTGTCTGTTGACAACAGGGAGTACCCTTGCTATGTCCTTGAGGTCTTTGAAGGCGATCTTACCTAAATCTTTCAGTACCACCTCACCACTGACTAAGTCTTTCCACACTGTGGCACCAGCAATGGACTGCATCAAGTCACCAAGGATACCATATGCAGCACCACCAAGTGTTTCATGTAGTTTCTGCTCTGGATCGAGTAGGTGGTGTATGATTGTGTTTGCCATTGGTTGTAGTCTTTTAATCTCTTGATCAGGGAGTAATTGTCCCATCAAGCCTGAGTGTAGTTTACGGTATGTGTCTGGATCAATGGCTTCACCTGTCTGTTTCTCATAGTAATCCACCATTGTATCAAGGATACCTCCTACACCCATACCAGTACTGCCGTAGACAGCCAAGACACCCGCAAAGTACCTTACTCTCTCAGGACCAGACATACCACCAGAGGAGTTTAGGACTAACTCGCCTACCCTTAGTGGATGAGAGACAACCTGTGTTGCAACAGACATAAGACCTTTATTCCACCAAGCCTGACTACTCGATTTCATATTACCAGCCAGTGTTTCAGCATGGTTGGCAATCACCATCAGTTCTTTCTCTGAGGTAGGTATCTTACCTGTCTCTGTGTAGTGTTTAAGCCACCGGGTTGAGTAAGCAAGGATGTTGTTTAGTCGTTCACCCTCTTTGAAAGGTAATAGGCCGATATCGATTGCTTTACCTACATACTGGCCGACAGACTTATGTTCAATCAGACTATCAAAGGTGTTATCCAGTTGTGTCTGTGTACCACCAACAATGTCAACACCTTGTTTACGTATTTCTTTGACCAAAGCAGTGAAGACTTTACCATCAATTGGGGCTTTATGTAGTTTACCTCCAACTACGGTGGACATTACATCACCGAGGTGTTTAGTCAGTCGTGGTTCACCAGCACTCTGCAGTGCCATACGTAATGGAGTCAACAGAGCAAGTGCCTGAGTACCCACAACAGGGTGTGCAGCCACCAGTGCAGGTGCCATTGATAACTGTAGCCCAATCTGTGAGTAATCACCAGTGAAGAGAATCTTGAACACTGCTGATCTTGCTGCTGTCAGTGGCTCCATGTTCCCTACCTTCAAGGCAGTCTTGGTCATGGTCTTACCTAAGATGTTTGCATTGCCATCGTAGACATACTGAGCCATTGCATTCTTAACATCCTCAATCTTCTCCTGAGTAGGACTACGTAGGTTAAGGATACGTTTGATTGACTCCCTCATTGCCTCTGCGTTGGCTCTCTCTGTGTATGTCAAGTGTTTAGGGTCTAAGTTACCATGCACAAACTTCTCATAGTCTGGTCTGCCTGACCAGTTGGCATCCATGGCATGACCAAACCTGTCCAACCACCGTGTCATCTCTCTCTTACGGTAGTTGTAGAAAGCCTTGGTGTTGATGATGTCCTTGATTGCGTTGTTGAGTGTATCACCATGGTTCAGTACAGGTGCCAGTCCTTCAACTGGGTGTTTTAGATGATCACCCCTGCTTGAATAGTATAGCTGACCTCTGGAAATAAGACCCCTTGTTGTGTCAGACATGTGCAGTATATCAGGATCAATGTCTGATGTTGTCATGTCCTTCCTGTTACTCAGTACACCACTTGGCATGATCTCAAAGTCAGTCAACTGTATGACATCGTTATCCACAGCCTTCTGCATCTCATCAAGACCTTTGAAGCGTGTGTTCTCAGAGATGATACGTTCTGCATCAGCCACATCGACCTCTGTTGCGTTGACATGGGTGGCTTTCTTGTATGCATGGAGAGCTTCATTGTACTTTGCTGCATACTCAGTACCCTCTGCCACAGATTCAAAGTTAAAGTGAGTTTTGGGTGTTACTTCAAACCCATCTTCATTGAATCTTGCCTGTCTCATCCAGAAGTCACCTAAGTACTGACGGTGTGGACCACCAACATCATTGATCAGACGGTAAGGCAAGGCTTGTTGTTGTGTACTCTTCTTTGAGGCAATGATGTAACGTGCTTTCTTACCGTCACCAACTGGGATGTCATCTAAGTACTTCACAATGACAAGGTCATCACGTTCCTTGAGTAGTTTCATCATCTTTGATTTAAGTGGGTCACCTTTACCATAGTGGACACCATTGATACTGTCGTAGATAGTGTAACTCTTTGTACTTTTACGATCAAACTCCTGTAGTACCTTACCTATACTGGGTCTTTCCTGTAGTCCTTTGATTAAAGTCTCTTGGTACCCCGCACCAACTAGATCAACCCTGACTTTACTGTCACGGACATACAGATCAGCCCTGTTGATGTTGATCATTGCTCCATAACCTGCCATGTCTTCATCATTGGCAACACGTCCCACCTTATCCCTGTAGAACTTCTGGAACTCTTTCATTGTGAGCCAACGACCACCATTGTTTTGTTGTGTGTAGAGCAGGGCTGTGTCCAGTTCTTTCTGTGCGCTTCTACTCATGGCTCTATAGGGCTTACTGCCTTCGTAGATGATCTTGTTCAGACGTGCAACAGTGTTGGTTCCAGTGATGCCACCCTCTGTGATGGACGTATTAACACCTGTCAAGGCTTTGGTTGTCAGTACTTTCCTCAGTGAAGGTAGTATGACACCTGCTTTGTCTAGGTTGATCGGGTCTAGATGTGACTTACCTGTATTAATATCTTCATAAGGTAAATCTCTCTTCACTTCAATGAGATACTCACCATCTGCTTTGCCACTACCTTTGATTTTGTACATACTGGGGTGTAGGCCGAGTGACTTGGCTTTACTGTGTGCTGCCGTAGGGGTACCGAAGCCTCCTGTGTTGGACTCACCAGACCCTAAGTAGTAGAAGATACGTCTTGTTGGTCCTGATGGCTCAATGTAAACATCAGCTACCTTTGCTGCACCAGTAAGAGACTTCTTCATGTCATGTGTCACGTCAAGGGCGGCTTTGGCTATCTCTGTCTTAGTCTGTAACATGCCTGTCTGGACAGTATCAGCTATTTCCTGTAGTGCTTTAACTTGATCATCCAGTGTGTCAGCAGCTTGGCCTTTGACAGAGGTAGTGAAGACCTCCTCAAGTACCTCTGCAGCCTCACCATGTGCTGTATTGGGAATGTCCTGTGCATGAGATGGTACTACATTGGAGATTAACTCATCTTCTGCATCAGGCGACAAGATACCTTTGTTCTTTAACTCTGTTGCTAGGTGCTCAGTTCGTGTTTTTGTCACTCCTCGGGTCTTCCCTGCCACCCGTGAGATGGCACTTATGTTCTTGAACATCTTAGGTACCAGACGTAACAATTTACCCACGTAGAGAGCGTCTAACGGCTCTGTGGCAGTCATGAAACCAGCTTCTACATCAGACATACTACGTAGTGCATGAACCATATTGACTTTGAGAAGCTCAGGGAAGTCTTTTTCCTCAAGGAGTTTCTCCACCTCGACAATACGTGCCAATGGGTCATCACTCTGCCATAACTCATCATGCATCTTCATCATTGCTGCACCAAGAGTCTCCACATCACGTCCTTCAACTGACATCTTACCTTGAGCAACAGACTCTATCAGGGGTACCATGAACAAAGCAGCTACTTCACTGCCCCATGTAGTAGGACCACCCTCAATGAAACGTCCCATGTGTTTATCACTGACATCTTGTGC